TCAGGGTTGTGCCGTCATAGAGATACGCATCCGGCTCGGCCACGATGCACAGCTTGTCGAAGCTGTAGGTCATTGTGACACGGGAGGTGCCGGGGATAGTGCCTATCGTGGTAACTGTGCCATCCTGTGCCACGGATACAAACTCAGTGCCCATCACCCGGTATACCTCACCCTCCCAGAGGATGCCGCCGCGGTTGATGCCAGGCCCTGTGCCGTTCTGGATGATGCCATCTGCCGGCCGGAGATACCCCGTTGAGATGCCCTGATCCAGCGCAATCGGGATCATGTTCCGGGGGTAGTTTGCCCGGAAGTCGGCTTGGTTATCCGTGAAGATGCCCGTCAGGAGAGGTATCTGCATTTGTCACACCGCTGGCAGCGTCCCACTCAGGACCTGTGCTTCACGCTCGCTGGCCCCCGGCTCGTCGCCGTAAATGCCAAGGCTTTTCAGCAGGCCGATGCCTGCAAGCATGTCCGGACTGTCCAGCCTGAGGACGGGTGCGCTCTGCGCCAGTGCCCTGAAGCGCCTGAACGCTTTCAGTTCTGGTGTGAGCGTGCCCGCCTGCGTGGCAATGGCAAGCTGATCCTCAAGATCGAGGTAGCGATCCTGCTCATCAACCGTGTGCAGGTCGCGGAAGAAATCAAAGTAGGTCCACTCGATACGTGGGGGTTCTGGCACTGGTTCGGGCGCAGTCCATGTCTGGCCGTCATAGGTCCAGAAATAAGTTACCTCAGAACCCTCAGGCAGGAGGATCATGTGCGCGGCGTCTATGGCGTTGGGTGTGTCAAGAATGCCTTCGCAGGTTCCGTCTGTGTTGATCTGTGCGTAGCGCATCAGTTAAACTCCAGAACTGTGTAGTTAAAGATTACACTATTTGTTAAAAAACCAGCGGTCCTGTTTACCGTCACCGTTGTGGCGTTAGTCAAAGTAACGCGCCCCATAGAGGCAGATACAGTGTTGGCAGCACCAGTGTGTCCACCGTACAACACAACCGCCTTTGCAGTGTCTACGGATGAGATTGTCGCTGTATTTGAAGCAGTGGCGTTAGGTACTGTTATGCTGCCTTGCTGGACCGACTTTATCCCGCTTCTTAAAGAACTTAATGTTGTCATGTTGCTATCGCCCACCCTCTCGTTGCATCATAGGCCAGCGTGATGCCGACCCACTCAATATTCGCTACCAGATCAGAAGCAGCGCCGACGATGTTGTTGCCGTTGCGGTCAATGGTCAGGTTGTTCGTGTCCCACGTCCCCGCTGCGTCGTAGAAACCGATCCTGTCACCCTGCGCGGGGCTTGCAGGAAGCGTAGCCGTAATCACGCCGCTGGTCGTATCGACCGGGTAAATGTTGTTAGCGACTGCGTTGAAGTTTGCTGTCTGCCGTGCGGCGACGGTTATTCCCGATGATAAAGGCGATCCGTTTACGTTGATCACCCCCGCTTTGGTGACGTTAAACTTAGAGGAACCACCGATCTGAAGATCAATCAGCAGCGAACCAGCAGCCGATGCCGTGTCGGTCGCGTTCATTTTAATCGCTGTGAACGTAGTGCCGCCTGAGTTCCAGGTGTCTGTCAGGTCGAAGATGTTCATCGTAGACATGGTGGGCTTACCTTCCTACAACTCTGGCGCCAGAGCGCGATTTAATCAACGCGCCAGAACGTGCAATGATTTCTTTGGCGGGCGAGGTGGCAAGATTAAAACTGCTGCGGTTCCTGTCCCTGCTTCGGCTCCGGTCCAGCATCAGAAGCCCTCGCCAGCAATCACATGCAGGCTGGACGTAGCAGATGCCGTAATGGCTGACACCGTGTCATGATACACATCTTTCGTAATCGTGACCTGTGCCAGTGGCATCACGGGATAATCCGCCGTGGTCGCCGCAATCGTCCCCCGCGAGACACGCACGTACACAACCTCATCACCAAGGTTTGTCAGGCAAAGCGAGGCAGAGCCTTCCCCGCGCAGAACCGGCGAACTGGTCGAGGTCACGCTGATCGTGGTGCCCCCGCCATACGCCGGATTAAATGTCTGGACTACGGCCATCAGGTTTCTCCTTCGATCGGTGGGGCGAACCAGTGCAACTCATTATGCAACCGGCTGTGCAAGGCTGTCTCTTCTGTCGTGGCTAGGCCCAGCATCAGCTTGCCATTAAGTTGCAGCCAGAGCGCCCAGATACGGGCCTGCATCGCCTCTGGTGTTTCGTCAGGTTCGGCGAGGTCTTGCAGGCTTTCAGGGACATCCTCAAGCGGATCAGGGGCCAGGAACCGGGGGATCTCGATCTCCTCGGGGATTTCCATTTCACCGATAGGCACGGGCTCCTCCACACTCTCAGTTACAGGCTCAGTCACCTGCGGCGCGCCTGCGCCAAGCAGGGCTTCTAATGCCTCAATGCGCTGCACCAAGGCTGCAATCCGCTCGCGGTCTGATATGACAGGCTCGTCCACCGCCCTTCCGCCCCGGCAATGCCAGGCGAGCATCTCCTCCAGCGTATCGCCGCAGCTTTGGCCGAATACAATGCCGTCCCAAACCATTCCGCACGGCTCAGTAATCCGCGCCTTCCGGCAATTTACACGCTCAATCGTGTAGCCGTTAACCGTCAGAGGCTCTTCGCAATGTTCGTCCACATGCTCGTTTATATGCTCGTCCATACCTTACCCCTACAATATCGCTGCAATGACTGTTACTGAACCTGTCAGGCTGGTGCCTATTTGGTTTTCCAGATAAACGCGCCCGTCATCTGCCACGCTGATTGTAAATTTAGTGTTGTTCCCCGTCGTGCCTGTCAAAGGGCCTGTTGTAACTTCCGTATTGGCATCGAGCGCAGTCAGAGCTGTAATAGCAGGCGTACCACTACCGCGCACCCAGACAATGCTGTTGGCAGCCGACTGGCTGGAACTTTCCACCGCGATCAGCGCGCCGGCACCCAGGTTTGTTGCGGGCAAAGGAAAACTTGTCGCGGCTTCGTCAGCAAGAACAAAAATTGCAGTTCTTACCCCCGGCGTCACAAGGCCGTCGCCGTTCATTACCGTCTGACTGGTGCTGTTTACCGCAGTGACCGCCGTGCCAACCATTGACGTATACGGCAAAGTGTCAAAATCACCCGCCGCAATCGTTGACGCAGCCGCTGAGATAAACCGCGTTTCGCCTTTTACATAACGCTTATCCTGAACCGCAGCCGCAACAGTAATGGACTGCACCTCATAAGAACCCGCAGGCCATGCCCACGCATCCGGGTCCTGAACAGCGATCTCGCCGATCCACAGGCCCGGCAGGTTTGAAAGCCCGCTGAACGGGCGCAGGAACATCTGCCCCTGACCACGCCACTTTGCTGCCGGGAAAAACAGCCCGTTGGTCGGCGTCGTGCTGATCGTGTCCACCTCGATACGGGCGCCCAGCAGGGTAACCGTACCTGTGGTATTGTCATCAAGGAAAACCTGGTCGTCCGGCTGGATGCCGTTCAGGTTGATGTTCCAGCCGGTAAAGGCTGCATCGCCCGTATTGCGCTGGATTTCGACGCAGGACTGTAGATTGGCACCCTCAATGACAGCATTCAGGTTCAGGTCTGCGGGCCTGCGGGCGTCAACACCCGTGCGCAGGAATACAAGCATTCCCGCCTTGTCCAGGCTGTAAAGGTAACCCCAGAAATCAAGGTTATTGACCCCCCCGACAACAACCATGCTGTTGCCGCCATTGAGGCTAAACCCGCTGGCGTTGCTGTAGCGGATGTTTACCATCGAATAGCCCGCTGTCCGCCAGACGAACCCGCCCGCCGTAAACGTAGTGAACCCGCTCGTATCAGTACCACTCAGTTCAAACGTGTCCGTAGTCGCATTGGCCACCTCGTAAACATTGCCGTTCAGCTCGGTCATGCTGGTAATGTCGCCGAATTTTACTTTCTGGCCGTTTGCATACCCGTGGCCCGCACACGTCACAACACCAGGGTTCGCTTTCGTTACGCCGGTGACCACTTTGGCAACGAGGTTGCCAGTCTGATAATCCGAGAACCGGCCATATTCATTCTGAGCGTCAAGGCCGATTGAGGCTATGCAAGTGCTCTGGCCGTTTTCACGCTGTGAGCCCCAGACCGTAGTTTCCTCCGATCCGCCGTTATATTCCGCAAACTCGGTGAAAAAGCCGACGGTCGGGCAATTGTGGAACTGAAGATTGGAGGCAGAAACCGCCGCCGTCCCCAGATAGCCCGTCTGGAAGCCCCGGCGCGGAGGCGTATTGATGTCGCCGATTGCCACGAGGTTGCTGATCGTGCCGTTACGCGAGTGGAGGAGATCCACAACAGCTTTGCCCGGCGTCTTGCTGCAAATCCCGCAGCCATTGCCGTGAATAGCCCAGCCCGCACCCCGCAGGCCCGTGAAGTTAGCCGACGTGACAAGCACAAAACCGGGAGGCAGCGAAAGGCTCCCCGTCCCCTCAAAGCTCACCGTCACAAGCTGGCGGCGCAGGTAGGCGGTCGCGTGGTTTAAGGCGACAGTGTTATCCGTACCCGCAACCACACCGGCCACAACCGTAGCGTCTGCTACAACGCCCCACCATGCTGCTTCCAGTGAGCCCGCCCTGTGCATCCGTTCAGCGTAGATCGTCGTCCCGCCATTCGTCAGGCTGACAAAAATGCCCTCGCCAGGATCAGAAGCGAACAGCGCTGAAACGGTTGCCGAACTGCCCGTCTTCTTCTCAAATATTCCCCCGCGTGTGCCGCGCATCAGGAACATCGAGAAATTGTTGATCTGGTCTGCCGTCAGCGCCTTAAGTTCCGCATAATCGGCAACCTCAAGCGCGATCCTGTCCGTGCCATTGGAAAGCGCGGTCAGCAGTTCGTCAAGCGGCTGGAACGGCCCCGAAGTGCTTTGCGGGGCAAAATATGCAGCCGCATCCGCCGCCGTAATCGCCCGCGTTGAGCCATTCCAGACCACCAGCAGGTTACCATCGGCCAGCGTGTCTATCGTGTTCAGGTCGTTGATCTTTGTCATAGCGTTATCCCATCAAGGCCACTGTCATCACCGGCATCAAGATTATCCTGCGGCGGATCTAGGAACGGCTGCATTGTGCCGCGCCAGTATTTATATCCCGCACCGGCCGGAACTGCCATATTGTCGATCTGCATCGGCACCGGCTGCGCGCTTTGTGCAAGCAGCGTCTTGTAAGCCGTGCTTGCCAGCGATTTCGTATCAGGGCT